AAACTTATGAGACTACACAGGGCAATGCATTCACTGTTGAACGCCTGATGCCTGTGCCTTACAAACTAACCATTACTCTGGACATCTGGACCTCAAACACCAATCAAAAGTTTCAGATCCTGGAACAGATTCTCACACTGTTTAATCCTGCACTGGAAGTACAAAGCACAGACAACTTCTTGGATTGGACATCACTCAGTGTGGTTGAGCTTGAATCCACTCAATGGACCAGTCGTACTATACCTATCAGCACAGAAAATCCCATTGATATTTGCACGTTGAAATTTAACTTGCCTATCTGGATCAGCTCACCCGCCAAGGTCAAGAAATTAGGCATTATTGAGCGTGTGATTGCCAGCATGTACGATGCTCAAGGCGACTTTGTGGATGCTATTATCAACAACGATTTGCTATTAGGCACAAGACAAAAAATCACACCATACAATTATGCTGTGGTTGTGATTGGCAACCAGATACAGTGTTTACAACAACAATTAATAGTACAAGAGCCCACCAACGACGAACTGGCTGCCACCACTATTGTGAGTGACAGTACGCTGTTGTGGCCAGCTGTGATTGGCATGTATGGTGTGTTGCGTCCGGGCATTAGTCAAATTAGATTGGATCAAGATGATGGTAGTCAAGTGATTGGTACCATTGTGGTAAACCCAAATGATGAAAGATTCTTGATATTCAACATTGACGCGGACACTGCTCCTCAGAATAGTTTGCCAGCCATCAATGCAGTGATAAATCCATTAGCAAGTGGCCCTGGTCAAGGACTGCCGGCCGCAGCCTCAGGACAACGATACTTGTTGACCGAAGCCACTGGATCTGGTGACAATACTAGTCCTGCCACAGCATGGACAGGGGCAAACGGTCGTCCGCTGGTGGCCAGTGCAAACGACATCATTGAGTATGATGGTGCAAGATGGGATGTGGCGTTTATTGCTGACACCCAAACTGAAATACAGTTTGTTACAAATTTAACAACTTCAATACAATACAAATGGACGGGCGCAGAATGGATAAAAAGCTATCAAGGAGTGTATCCCGGAGGGGACTGGAGTCTGGTCCTGTAAACGCAGTGGGCGTTTGGTTTCGTAGCAATCAAACTGCTAGATATTTGTACCTACTACGTAACGATTCCAAACATCCCGGTGCCTGGGGCTTGCCAGGCGGCAAAGTAGAGTCTGGCGAGACCTTGCTGGGTGGCATGGAACGAGAATGTATCGAAGAGCTTGGCAGTTTTCCCACATACCAAAAACTAATTCCCATAGAAAAATTCACATCAGCAGATGGCGACTTTGTGTATCACACGTTTGTTTGTGTTGTGGAGTCAGAGTTTGTGCCAGTACTCAACAATGAGCATTTAGGCTATGCCTGGATAGATTCAGGCACATGGCCAAGACCCATGCACCCTGGCTTGTGGTCAACTGTGAATATGGAAGCTGTACAAGACAAGATCCTGCGTGTGGAGCAGGACCTTGCTCGTTGATGTTAAGCCTGTGATTCCTGGAACTGCAACTGCACCTCGCCCACTGGGCTTGACTGTGTTGTCAACGCAGTGACCTGAATAGCCAGCAACTCTGGGCCATCTGGATACACACCTGTTCCTGGCACAGCACTGGTACCAATCTGCTTGACTGAACTCAAGTCCAACACACCAGCATTGGTTGTGGAGATTGGAATGGCAAACAAGCGTTCTCCGCCCACAATCTCAGTTGTAATCGCAGCAATAGTCAAGGCCAAATCGTTCCCTGGAGTTGATCCACCGACAACATTACCAAGAATCTTTACTGTGTCGCCCACAATATATCCTGTACCAGCATTCTGAATTGTGATCTGTACAGTACTGTTGGTGTATACGGTACCTGTTGGAGTCAACTGCACAGTGACGTTGGCGTTGGCTCCTGAACTTACCACGTTGGTCAGGCTCAATCCTGCAAAGGTTCTAATCGCACTGCCTGAGAATGTGGCCTTGGTTCCTGACTTGGTGAAACCACCTGTGGATCCAAACAGTGATGATGTCACACCACCTGTGGTTTCACCGTTGTAACGTGGAGAAGTTGAGAACTGTGAGAAGCTAGGCTGGAATCCACCACCAGTGTTGTTGAGTCCTGAGAAGGTGGTGGTAGCAGCGTCAATGTTTGAAGGATTCAAAATACCTTCAACCAAGTAACGTCCTGCACTTACCTGCACAGTCATGTTGGCCAGAGTCAACTGCGCACGATTGATCAGTTCACGTTCGCCTAGGTTACCAATGATACCATTGCTGACTGACGGGCTTAATCGCATGACGAACACAGTTTGTTTGGCACCAATCACACCAGGCAAACCATAGTTGGTACGGTTGAATGTAAACTGGTAGCCTTCGTCAGCGTCAAACTGTCCGTCCATGATAACCGCTGAACCCCAGTGATTGACCAGTGGAGTACATGTGTTTGACACTAGAATAACACCAGTATTGTCTGAGTGGGCAGCGGCTGCGCTGGATGTAAAACTACGACTTGCACCATCAGTCCACTGTGTAAATGTGGCAGCACGAGTAACGCCTGTAAGTGTGTTGCCTGCCTTGCCCGAATACTTGATCATCTCTGAATCAATCATACAGAACACAGGATATGTTACACTTGCGTTTGGATAGAATGTTGCGTCACGCAATGGTATAGTTGTTTGAATATCAGTGATAGCACCATCTAGGCTGCTCACTGGAGTTTCGTTGATGGCTTCGTAGCGACCTGGCAAGTTACCTGAACGCATGTAGGCTTCGTTGTTCAAGTTGTTGTTGGGTCTGCGGTGTGCCATGATAAACGCACCATCTTGTCCGCGAACCATCCACTGTACATAACCGGCACCGTACCAAGAGTATTCAACTCCCAACATCTGCATGGTTGATGGGTCAATTGTGTATCCAGACACGCCTGTACCATCTAGTGGGTCGATGTTGAAGTTGGGCTGTGTCACCCGAATCTCGTTGCGCACGGCCATTTTAACACGAGTTAAGTTTTCAACACCACGATATGTTGGCACCACTGTCATGCGATTGTTGTCTAGTACAGATGTCACAGTGTGAGTCATACCTTGAATAATCACAGTATCGCCATTGTTGGTTTGGTCTTGGAATCGGCAAGTACCGTCGCCTGTGACCAAGTTTGATCCTGTTCCAACCGACACAAATCCAGCCAATTGCTGGGTGCTTGAGCGTTGTACAACATTCAAACTTTGACCGCTGTCTTCCCAGAACAATCCGTTCTGATCATCAAAGATACCAGCACGAATACTGGCACCGTGCCATGCAGTGACATTCACACGTGGTTGTTGTCCCAGTTCAGGTGCCACTGAACCCAGAGTATTTTGTGCTTCAACTACAAACGCAATATCACTGCCAATGCTAGTCACAGTGTAACCTGTGTCATTATAACCGCTGGTGGTTACCCCGCTGATTTGAATCACTGCGCCTGGATTAAGTCCGTGCTCAATGTCTGTGGTCACTGTGATATTGCTGCCTGCGGCTGTACCAGATGCAACTAGAGCTGCAATATCAAATGTTGGTTGCAACATGGTACCTGATGTGAACAAGATGCCTTTACCAGATTGATATCGAAAGTATTTCTTGGTTTGTCGTACAGAACTGGCACCACGTGTGGGTGTTCCTGGGCCAAGAATAACACCGCCGTCAAACGGTCGGGGTGCAAACACAGCATTACTACGAACGTTTACTACACCAGCAATTGTACCACTCACAGCCGCACCTGTTTTGGCCAAGTACGTGAATGTAGTTGTACTTGGAACTGCTGTGGCAAAGAAACTGCCTGTGGCATAAGATATATTTGTTCCTGCTGTCAATGCTACAATTATTGGAGTTCCTGGCACGAGACCATGAGCATAACGTGTGGTCACTGTGATTGTGCTTGGATTGCCGCCATCGCTGGTGATACTTAACACATCAAGGTCAGCACCTGTATATGGAAAGGCTTGACGCACAATTGAGTCAATTTGGTTGAGTGGATAGCCCACTGCTGTGCCAGTGGTTCTCGGTGGATAGTAGGCAAAATTGTTGTCGTTGGCGTAATAAACATAACTCACACCTTCGGCATTACTGTTGGCTTGATTTTGATTGCTCACATAATCTGTAGCAACAAGTCCATGATCATCAGCATTAACTGCAATCTGTGGAATATCAGCATTGCCAGTTGCGTTAAAAATACCAGTCATACGTATCACAGGAGATCCTGCACCGGCCGCTGTTAATGCCGTGGTGCTAAATTGTCCACGAGCAATGGTTTGTGTGCCATTGACTGCGGTGTTGATTGAGCTCATGTTTACTAGTTCAACGTTGCCACTGAGTTTCTGGAATACTGATCCTGTTACAAATGCATTAGCAGGAGTGGTATTATACCATCCACGAGTTAGTTGCAATGTAGTGCCATTAGTAACTTCATAAATTTGCGCAACTTCAAGACTGCTCACTGCAAAAACGTCATTGCCAATTGTGATGTTGGCATTGGTTGCGTTTGTGTTATTCACTTGACGAACAACTGTCAAGGCATTTGTTGAAACATTGGTCACTGCCATGACTTCAAACACATTGGCTGTGTCTGTTTCAACAATGATATAACTACCGTCTGCAATGCCAGCGGCCGCTACGTTGGCACAGTTGACTGTGGTTGTACCTGTACTGGTAATGTTGGCCACGGCAAGTGTTGTACCGCCTGTGCCTGGATTAGCAATAATAATAATGTTGTCACCAGCTGAGAAATTAGTAGTGCTAGCCACAGTAAATGTACGTTCAGCTGAGCTGTTGATATTTGCTGTTAGATAATTGCTGTAGAAAGGTGTTGTGTTACCTTGTGTTTGACTGACCATCAATGCAAAGTCGTTGGCTACCCATTGAGGCGAGCCTGGGTTTTGCAATCTAACTGACGTGTCTGAATTGCTGGTAATTGGGTCATCGCCTGCAATCAAACTAACATAGCCATTGGTGTTGATTGTGATGTCTGCGCCAATATCTTCGTAAAACGCAGGAATATTTTGAATAGTACTTACATTCTGCCACTTGGTATTTTGCAAGCCGTATTCAAAGTCAGCGTCAATTAGCGACTGTGGATTTGATACTCGAGCACGACCAATGGCGTCTGTGCCAAATGCCCAAGGTATTGTTTCTAAACTGCTGTACTCAACGTAAATGGCCAACAAGTCATTGGCATTCATCAAACTGGTGTCCCAGTCTAGGCTCAATGTGGTCACGCCAGCATAGGCTGTGGGGAAATCCGCAGTGGGTGTGGCAGTAAATGCCACTGTACCACCTTGTGCGGTGTCACCAAAGTTGTAGATTGATATCTGATCTGTGGTGTTATAAATGGCCAAAAAGTCCTCTAGGTTGTGACGTCCAGGAACTTTGATTGTGCCAGCACCGCTAACTCCCGGTGTGAACACATAATTATTTAATCTTTGTCTTGCCATTTCTTAAACTCCAAATATGATTTGATTAGCTGTCAACGTTGCTCGTGTGTTCGTTGAAAACTTGCTGTAACTGATTGTACCATTCACAATCTTGCTGTCGGATACGGTATTATCGCTGGGTGTGCCAGTATATAGTGTGTCGCCCATGAGTATGCCAAAGAACGGTGTCAATGCAGCCGGGGCTGTTACAAAACTTATGTTTGATCCAGAGATACTGTAATCAACTCCAGGATTTTTAACCACATTATTTAGACTCACCATCATGGTATAAACAGTAGGAGGCGCAAAGCCTACTCCTGCAACAGTGATTGGAAATGTAGTTTGACTGCCGTCAAACGCCGGCGTGTCCATGTATCTATATTGTCCAATCTGCGGTGTATTACCCAAATAAGCCATTTGTTTTCCTTATAGTCTGCCAACCACAACTTCAATTGTGCCTGACTCTCCGTTGAAATCTTCCAACGCTTTTCCAATTACACTGCCAAGTGTGGGTGTTGTGCAGGCCATGGCATGACCGTTGCCTGCTGACACCATCATTTGTCCTTTACG